ATGAGGAAGACTGGATTAGACAGTTTTCCGATAAATGTGGTGAATAATGACAATGTTGACAAATTGATTAAGGAATACGGATATGAGGGTCACGCATTTCTGATCGCTATTTGTCAGAAGATATTTGCAGGAGAGGGCTATTACATCCAGTGGGATGAGCGAGTTTGTACAGACTTTGTGCTTTTTACTTTGCATAGAAATGCCAAGGTGATCAACAAAGTGTCAGACATAGTTAGCTTCTGCCTGAGGAGAGGAATTTTTTCGAGTGCGCAATTTGAACAGCATGGAATCTTGACATCGAAAGATATTCAAGAGTTTTACATCCACGCAACCAAAAAGCGCAAACAAATTTTTTTGAAAAAAGAGTACCTCTTAGTTAAAGTCACCCATTTATCGGAAAAATACATAATTTTGGACGAAAAAGGAGACTCGGAGGAACAAAGTAAAGTTAAAGTAAATAATAATTATTTATGTATGGCGCAAACGCAAAGCGGATCGGATCGAGACAATGTGCAGGCGATTGATGAATCTATGAAACATCCTACTTTGCAACAGATTGAACAATATGTAGCACAGAAGTGCAGTAAGGTTAATCCGAAAGAATTTTTTGCGTATTACGATGCTAAAAATTGGAGAACCGCTCGAGGTAATCCTATTAGGGATTGGAAGGCGCAGATAGACATTTGGTCAGCGAGAAATACGACTTCCGGAACGCCGGTTAAACGTGTTTCGCAACCGATCCGTTCGAGAAATCAATTTCAACAGTTTAGCCAGAGAACGGTGACTGTCGAACAAATGAATGCTTTGGAACAGAGGATATTGGCACAGCAGACGGCTGGAGGTGATGACGATGAAGAAAAAAGCTAAGCCGGAAGGCTGTGTGCATCCGGATTGCTTTCATTGTCGTCTCCCGGATTGTAAATATAGTAAAACGGAAACATCGGACAGTGAATATCTGGTTCGAATGAATCGCTTTCGGAAGTTCCAGACATCATGTTTGGGTGGAAATGTCCGGGAGGCGCAAAAGGCTTATCCGGAGTGTGTGGATAACTGTAGCGGAGTGATATTTGGAAAAAAAGAGGAGGAGACAGATGAGCAATAGACCGCAAATTACAAAAATACTGTCGCTGTCAATATTAAAACACATCTGCCCAAACAATGATGCTAGGATCTACTGGGCGAGGGAGGTGACTTTTGACTGGGCGACTTCACATTCAATCAGAGTTGATTTTATGAGATTCAAACCAGTGAACAATACCGTTTCTGGTATTGAAAAAGGTGATTTTTATTGTTATGAGGTTAAATCGTCTGTTGATGATTTCCATAGTAAGAATGGTCATAATTTTATTGGCGATTACAACTATTATGTAATGCCAGAAGAAGTGTACGAGAAGATTAAGCAAGAGATTCCTTACCGGGTAGGCGTGTACGTACCAGCCGGAATGGCTTGTCAAGGTGAGTGGTACGATCTTAAAGTAATCAAGAAAGCAAAGAGGCAAGACAGGAGTAGACCAGTATCGGAAATGTTGCTGATGATGTTCCGTTCTGCAGCAAGGGAAAGGAGTAGTAATGGAGAGATTAACAAAGATTTATAAAGATGGAACGCACGGAATGAGTAGTAGTTATTGGAATTATGAAGATGACGAGAATATTATCTGCCCTTATTGTGGCAAAGAATATGAGCCATCTTACGAAGATACATATATAGGCGATGATCGTGTTGATTGCTATACCGAAGACACCAACACATACACTTGCGAGAAATGTGGCAAGAAATTCACAATGTATGGTTATGAAGCCGGGTGGAAGTATCGCACTGAAACAATTGACGGAGAAGCAACAAAAGAAGAGGTTGAAGATTTACAAAATTAAGAAAGGAGCAGGAATGGATATTAGAAATTTATATAAGGCGAAAAGTGCTCGCAATGGAGAGTGGTGCATAGGAAGCTTACTGCAGCGTAAAGATGAGTATTACATATGCCCACTTTCTGGTATATATACGGTCGAATTTAGCAATGAAGAGGATCTATATGAATTTGGTGGCTTTGTGCTGGTGGATAAAGACACAATTTGCCGATGCACTGGTCTGGTGGGTAAAAAAGATGGAAATATTATTTATGAGAATGATGTTATAAAATATCATTTTGGCAATGCATATGCACAAATCAGATATGGAGCATATCAAAGCTGCTTTGATAGTAAAAAAACAGAGCATATAGGATTTTATGTGGATTGGCCAGAGAGCAGGAATTATCGAAAAGATTTAGGATATTGGATAAATATGGTTAATGCAGAGGTTGTTGGAAACGTTTTTGATAATCCGGAATTGTTAGAAGGAGGCGAATAAGATGGAATTAGAATTAGATGAAGTAATTGAAAATTTGGAATATCTCGTTTCGGATAGTTGTACAGACACGCAGTTTGATTACGTTGAAGAAATAGAGATTGCAACCAAGTCACTTAAAAAGCAGATTCCCAAAAAAGTGCAGGAAAAACATATTGACGAATATATATGTCCTGCCCGTGGAGAAGAAAACAGTGGATGCGATGAAGGGAAGATAACAGATAGATACTGCCCGAAGTGTGGGCAGAGATTGGGGGTTAAGAATGAGATCGATTGATATGGCAATACATGACCTAAAAGGAGAGTATGCAAGCGACTATAATAAGCAACTGGCTGAGTGGCTAGAAGAACTGAAAGAATTGCGTTCATACAAGAAAAAAATGGAAATGCAGTATCTGGACGATATTAGCAACCCATTGGAACCATTAAAACTGACATCAGCATTAGAAAGTGAAATATTTAAGTACAATTACAGAAAAAAGCATACGCCACAGGATATCAATGTTCTTGATTTTACAGTTATACATGCCTTGAAGCATTGCTTGGAAGAACAGTTAAAAGAAAGCGAGGGAGTAACAAATGGAAGTAAATAAAATAAAAAAGTCGCATGAGAAATCTTTTTTTGAATGGTGCGAAGTTAAAAGTCCGTTTTTTCGTGAAGCAATACAAATGCATACATCTGTTCGCGGGGAGGAATGTGCGGTGTTACAGGTCATGGTGTTTGGCGAACCAAATAGTCCTAGAGCAATAATAGAATTTGTTAAATGTGAAGATTATAAGCAGTCGGTGTCGGATTTCGACACCGAAAAGAATGGGGATCTCGAGAAACTTATTGGCATAAAATTGCAGGAACTTTCAAAAATAATATTGGCATACAAAGACAGTGCGGAGAAATCGGTGTCGGATTCCGACACACAAAACTAAATTGCAAAAAGATGAGAGAAACACGAAGCAATTATGTGATATATTGATAGTGTCGAAGATTAGGGAAGTCGATGGCTTGATGCAGATCAAACCAGTTGACTTCCTTTTTGTTTGCAGGAGGTGATAATGAATTGAACTCGGTGCAGCCAATCCGTGACATGGAGCTGGTTAATGACATTGCGGATTATTTGAAGGGGAGAAGCGAAAGAGATTATATGATGTTCCTCTTCGGGATCTATTCCGGATTGCGCATTAGCGATATTCTTAAACTACGAGTGCGAGATGTTAAGGGCAAAGACAGAATTACCTTGCGAGAGAAAAAGACTGGCAAGGAAAGGAGCTTCCCTATCAATGCGGCATTAAAGAGTAAGATCAAGAAATATGTAGCTGACAAGGAAGACTATGTGTATCTGTTTAGATCAAGACAGGGAAAGAACAGACCTATCAGCCGACAGCAGGCGTATAACATCATACGCAAGGCAGGCGAAGAGTTTGGCCTATATCAATTGGGAACACACACATTGAGAAAAACATTTGGTTATCATCTTTACCGGCAGACTAAGGATGCAGTGACAATTCAGAAGATATTAAATCATGCCAGTGTGGAGATAACGATGAGATATATTGGCGTGACACAGGACACGATGGATGCAGCAATGGATAAGTTGAGCTTTCGTGTTTAACCTTTTTTATTTTGCTTTTTCTGGTTAGTTTGTCATATTGAACTGGCGTAAAACTGACAGAGCAAAAATAGAGTTTCTTCTATTAGCAGCAAAAATAGAGTGAGTGTGGCTGCTGGCAATCTTACATTAAAAGAAGATCGAATTGGATTACGAGCGGAGACGGTCATTGATGACCCGGAAGTGGTGCAAAATGTTGATAAGCTGCGAGGCTGGTCTTTCCAGATGCTCAATGTTAAAGATCGCTTGGAACAGAGAGCGGATGGTTTACCGATCCGCCATGTTGAGGACTTTGACATGCCGGAAATATCGCTCATTTTGCACAAGAATCCAGTTTATGCTTCGACATCTATCGAATTGCGATCAGATGATGAGGCAGAAGTGGAATGGAGAGCGGTAGAGACATCGTTTGAAGTTTCTAAAGATACCGGACAGGGAATCGATTATACAGCTTTTGAAAACAGAATTAGTGAAGCAAGAATTGCCACAAGGTAGTTCTAAAAATAGAGGAATCCGAAAGGGTTCCTTTTTTGATGAAAGAAAAAAGGAGGAAACAAATGTATTTGAAACAGTTGAGAGAAAAGAGAAGTGCAAAGGTAAAGCGCATGCAGGAGATCCTTGCGGGGGCAAAGGGCGAAAACCGTGCTATGAGCGAGGAAGAGCAGAAAGAGTTTGATGAAGCTGAAGCGGAGATTGCTGATCTGGATAAGACGATCACTGCCGCAGAAAAGGCGAAAGAACTCGCACAGCAGGAAACGGATGAGAACAATCCGGAAGATGAAGATGAGGATGAGGTAAAGGATAAGAAAGACCAGGATGGTGAAAACCGTGCGGAAGATGACAGAAGAATATTTGCTGATTACATTAGAGGTGTTGTCACAGGGGAGAATCGTGCAGATATGACATTAGGCGAAAATGGCGCAGTGATTCCGACCACGATTGCTAATGAGATCATCAAAAAGATCAAGGATATTTCTCCAGTATACGATGATGCAGCGAAGTATAATGTCAAAGGCAATTTGTCTATTCCGTATGTTGATGAGGATGGAACATCTCTTGCGGTAGCGTATGCGGATGAATTTGCTGAGCTGGAAGGTTCAAAGGAAAAATTTGCCAGCATTGAATTGAGTGGCTTTTTGGCAGGCATATTAGCAAAGATCAGCAAGTCTTTGGTCAACAATTCTGACTTTGACATTGTCGCAGAAGTAACGACACAGATCGCGGAAGCGTTTGCGTTGTGGCTCGACCATGAAATGCTTATCGGCACACCGGGTAAGATTACAGGCACATCAACGGCAACCAAAAAAATTCAGTCAGAATCAGCCACGGTGATTTCTTTTGACGACATCATTAAGTTAAAGGATGCCGTTAAGTCAGCTCATCAGACGGGAGCATATTTTGTAATGAGAGACACGACGCTGACGGCGGTTCGCTTGCTCAAAGATAAAAACGGTCGTTATCTTGTTAATGATGATGTTACAGAAGAGGGCAGACCAACGATTCTTGGCAAGGCTGTTTATACATCCGATGCTATGCCGGAGATTGGTAAAGATGCAGAACCGATCATTTATGTGAATCCAAAAGTAGCGCTGGCGGTGAAGCTGACGGAAGATATGGAATTGCAGGTTCTGAAAGAAAAATATGCTACCCAGCATGTCATCGGGGTAGTAGGATGGGCGGAAGTCGATGCTAAAGTTAAGAATCAGCAGGCAATCGCAAAGCTCAAGATGGCGGCATCATAGGAGGGATTGCATGAAGGTAGAAGCAACGGTTAGCTTCTCCGGACCGAAGATTGCAATGGCACCGGGGGAGATCAAGGACATAACGGACAAGGCGTTAGTGGATGATCTCCTTCGTGCCGGCTATGTCAAGAAAGTTTCCGGAGGAAAAGTAAATGAAAGTAAGCGAACTGCAACCAAGTGATGTTCTTGGATATATGCGCCTGGATGAGGAAGGCGAGGAAGAATTACCGTTGTATCTGGATGCGGCGGTGCATTATGTATCATCTGCGTTAGGACTTCCGGTATCTTCTGATGGAGTGGAAGATTGTCTGGATAATCATCCGGATATAACCATTGCAGTGCTGGCACTGTGTGGCGACATGTATGACAATCGCTCTGTATATGTGGATGGTGCGGTCATGAATCGCACAGTGGAGACGGTGCTTGCGATGTATAATGCGAATATCGGTTAGGATTAGGAGGTACTTTATGCAAGTAAATCCCGGAGAACTGAATAAGCGTATTGAGATCTATTGCATGGATTCCGAAGATGATGACGAAGAATTTCCTGTGCCCGTAAAAAAGACGGTACGGTCGACTTGGGCATCGTTCAAGCGAACATCCGGAACGGAGAAATTCAGATCCGGTAAGGATATGAGCGAAGTGCAGTGTAGATTTTTGGCGCGTCATACATTAAGGGAACTCAATACTGACATGAAGATCTTGTATGACGGTGCGACGTACGAGATCTTGTATATCAATGATTATGAGGATAGTCATAGATATGATGAAATATGGTGCAGAAAGGTGGAGTGATAGATGGGACGGTTTGAATTTGATATTCCGGACGATTTATTTAAGGAGCTGGAAGATAGTTTTGACGATGTCGCACCGAAAATGATCGATGCGGCATTGCCCGTTTATCAAAAAGCGATGGAGCAATCTATCAAAGAATCTGTATCATCTGCTCCGGAAGCGGTTAAGAGACAAACATCTGGTTTGGTAAAATCCTTGACAGTCAGAAAGGCAAAACAGTCTGACACGAACGCATATATCGGAAACATTGTTTTTACGGGAAAAGACCCAAAAGGTAGTCCTAATGTAGTTAAGGCAATGGGGTTGGAATACGGCAACAGCCACCAAATTCCGTCGCCTTATATGCAAAGAGCGGTCAATTCCTGCGAAAAAAATGTATTAGCAAAGATGGAGGAAGTATTTAACAGAGAGGTAAAGCAATGACAGTAACAGGGCAGTTAAAAAAGGCGTTAAAGAGTGTATGTTCCGAGGTGGCAAGGGACAAATATGAGGGAAAAAAAGATACCTACATTGTCTATAATGTAGCCACGGAACAAGCTGGGAATTATGCAGACAATTCGCCACATAGCGAAACGGTATTTTTGCAAATACATTTATATATGCCGTCAAATGTGGATTATACAGCGCTGCAAGGTGCGGTGAAGAAGACCGTGTCTGACAATGGTTTTAGTTATCCACAAACTGCGCTAAACACTGTGGAAACTGACACGAACATCAGACATATTTGTCTGACTACAAACAAAGAAAAGGAGATTTAACTATATGGCAACAACAGGATTAAGTGGATTTGTCCACGCAGATTTTGACGAAGACAAAAAGACATATGCAAAGCCGGCTAAGTTGGCTGGAGCGATCGAGTTCAAGGAAGCGCTTGATCGAAATGATGCGAAATTATATGCAGACAATGAATTGAAAGATTCGGATACATCTGTAACTGGTGGAAAGGTCACATTATCGATCGACGATGATGATGACGAGATCTTTGCTCCAATTTTAGGCGAAGAAGTAACGACGCTCTCTATTAAAAGCAAAGAGTATAAGGTGGTCAATTCTAAGACATCGGACAAGCCTAAATTCCAGGGATTTGGCTACATCGCTGCTAAAAACAATGGTAAGTATAAGGCAACTTTTTATCCAAAAGTGACCTTTGCCCGCAGCGATGAAGAGGCTAAGACAAAAGAGGATAAGACGGAATATACCAAGCCGGGTGTCGAGGGCACAATCTACCCAGTGGATGGCACATACAAAGAAACAGTGATCACAGACACGGTAGAAGAGGCGGTGGCTGTCTTGAAAGCGTTGTTTGGCGATACTGCGGAAGCTACAGAATAGTAGCATGAACATAGTGTATAGGTGGGCAGGGGATTTCCCCTGCCTGTAATTGGAGGTAACCAATATGAGACTTTATGACTTGCCGATTGACGGCAATGTTTACACTGCATGCTGTGGGCTTCATGCTCTGGAACAGCTCCAGAATCAACATGGATCGTTGGATGTGTTTGAGAAAAAACTAATTGGTGATGCAAAGGAAAATACGCAGCTTGATATAGCGACAGTGCGTAACACAGCGAGACTTTTTTTGGAAGATGGTGCGAAAGCCTCCGGATCAGAGTTGACGAAAAAGGACATAGAGAGCATCGTAGACAATGCAGGCGGTGTATATGACCTGGCAGCAAATTTGTATGTGATATTCTCGAAGAGCATCGCTTCCAATGTCGATGAAAAAAACGAGGAGAGCCAGACGGAGACAGAGTAAATATTGACTTCGGCTGGCTGAAATATGTAAGTGTGGCCAGACTGGGTTTTAGTCACACGGAAACAATGTGGCTCTCGTTTGGAGAGTATCAAGAATTGTATCAAGCATATATGAGGCTGTTTGATGTTGAGAATATGTTACATAAAACCGGGCAAACCTATGAGCATTTGATAAAAGCAGAAAATGAGATAGAAAAGCCTATAGATTTTGATTTTTAGCGATATAATAGGGGATTTTTTGTTGTAAATAAGGATGTTTTGGATTATAATATTAGTACAAAATATTGTAATGATTGTTGTAGAAACGGGGGGATGATTATGTACTATTCGCCAATATCCATTAGTGGGATGCTTATATTATTGATTGTTTTGTTTTTTAGGAAAAATGAATATACTAGAGGTTTGTTTTGGGCATTGTGCATGATAGTGTATGGAATGATTGTTAAGAAGTTTGTTGGTCCTATTTTGGGGTGGGCGCTTATTGGCATTGGTGCATTTATAATAATAATGGAAATAGTTGCATGGTTGACGGTCAAATTTGACCACGATCAGGCAGGAAAAGTTAATAACATTATAGATAGCATGGAAGAGACCCGGAGAGAAAAAGAATACATGAATAGACTGGAAAACTGGTCAAAACATGTAAATTAGCAGAGTGGAGAACAATGATAGCTAAACAGACTATATGAAAAGGTTAGATAACTGTGGAAAAGAATATAAGCGATTAGGAGACTGTAAAAGGTCTCCTTTTTGATTGGAGGAATTTATGGCAAACAAGGCAAAGATTGGGGCATCGATAGTATTAGATGGGGAAAAAGAGTTTAAAAGTGCGGTGACGGCCTGTAATAAAAAGCTGGCAACGATGAGGTCTGAATTGGGCCTCGTTAAAGAAAGGTACGCAGAGAATGCCAATAGTTTGACTGCTTTGCAAGAAAAAAATACGGTGCTGACAAATATTTTGAACATGCAAAAATCCAAACAAGAATCAGTGCGTGTAGGCTTGGAGCATGCAGAAAAAACACAGCAGAAAGTATCTGAAAGTTTGGGAAAACTAAAACAAGAATATCAATTGGCACAGGATGGCATGAATAAAATGAAGGCATCCTCTTCTGGTACAGATAAAGAGCTTGAAAAACAAGAGAAAAGAGTCAAAGAATTAGCACAGGCTATAGAAAAAGGAGAACGCAATTATGATACAGCTTCCAGAAGGGTTGATTCATGGAGAACGCAGTTAAATAGAGCGCAAACACAGGTGTTAAAAGCAAATCATGCAGTGCAGCAGAATGAAAAATACATGCATGAGGCAGAAAACGCTACTGATAAATGTGCGAAATCATTAGATCAGTATGGGAAAAAGGCAAAAAATGTATTTGCTGAAACAAATACATACAAAGATTCCTTAAAAGCAAATGTTGTGGGAAATTTTATATCAAATCGATTGAATGATGTCAAAAATGTAGTTAAATCTGTTGGTGAATCGGCAGTCTCATCTGCAAAAAATGTTGGTCTGTATGCTGACGATATGAATACACTTTCTACGCAGACAGGTGTAGCAACAGATACATTGCAGGAATTAAAATACATGGAAGATCTGGTAGATGTATCATTAGAACAGGTGACAGGATCCATGGCAAAAAATATTAAGTCAATGTCTAAGGCTAAAACTGGAAGTGCTACATATGTGAAAGCATACGAACGGTTGGCTGTATCGGTCACGGATGCCAATGGTAATTTGCGCGACAGCGAGGATGTTTATTGGGATGTTATTGATGCTTTAGGAAATGTGGCGAACGAAACAGAGCGTAATAGCTTAGCGATGACCATTTTTGGCAAATCTGCACAGACATTAAATCCATTGATAGCACAAGGCAGTGCAGGAATTAACGAGTTAAAAAAAGAAGCACAGTCTGTCGGGGCGGTATTGTCGCAGGATACGCTAGATGCCATGAATGCAGTGAATGATCAATTTGATAGACTAAGTGCACAGTCTGATGCGCTTAAGCGAGAAATAGGGGTCGAATTAGCACCAAGTATTTTGTCTGCTGCGACAGAAATTGGAACAGCAATTCAAGAAAATAAGGAAGATTTAATCAATTTGGCATCGGGGGGCATAGATGTTGTAACGACTGGAATGACATGGATTATAGAGCATGCACAGGGGGTAGTAGCGGGTGTTACTGCTATAGGCGGAGCAATGCTTACTCTTAAGGCGGCCTCAAAGGCAATGGATGTAGTCGGAGGCATAAGCAGTATTGCATCTTTAGCAAATCCGATTGGTATTGCTGTGGTTGCTCTTGGTACACTTGCGACGGCTGTAGTTGCTTTGAAGACGGCAACCAGCAAAGAATCAGCGGAAGAGCGTAAAGAACGACAGGAATTTGATGCGACCGTAAGTGCTATGCGGCAAAAAAACGAAACTATCCAGCAGACAATAAAATCCTCCAAAGAAAAGATTCAATCATCAGAGTCAGAGGCATTTGCTACGGAACAACAAGCAAAACGATTGATGGAACTTAATAAAGTAGAGAATAAAAGCAAGGCGCAAAAAAACGAGATGAAGACACTTGTGCAGTCTCTATCTAGCCAGATTCCCGGAATTACAAAGTCGTACGACGAACAAACGGGAACGTTAAAAATGAGCAACAAGGAGATTGAAAAGCAGATAAAAAACTGGAAACAGTTATATTTGACACAAGCGCTGCAGGATGACTTAAAGGATATATACAAGGCGCAGTATGATGCGCAAAAAAACATTGAAAATGCGAATCAGGCAATCACTGATTCGCAGCAAAAAGTAACTGATGCATATAAAGAGGCAACGGAAGCTCAAAAGGCTTTGAATAAGGAGTACGAGGAAAATAAGAACAATCCGAACTATAACGAAAATTATAGCAAAACGTATCAGAATGCCTTATATAAAGAGCGTCAGTATCTTAAAACGAAGGAACAAGAGAAAGAGAATCGCAAGAAACTGCGTAACGAAATCAAGAAATATAATCAGACACTGTCGGATTGCAATCAAGAGGTAGACAGATGCCAAAAATATGCAAATAAATTAAATGCGGAACAAGAGAAGCAAAACAAATCATCCAAAGCGGCTGCTAAATCAACAAAAAAGGCTGCTGATCAGTATAGTGCTGTAGCAAAGGGCTTCCAAAAAGCGGAGCAGGATATAGCAAGTATAGGCGGCAAGACTTCTAAGAAGAGCAAACAGCAATTTGAACAAGCTGTTAAGGTCGCAAAGGAAACAGGAACTAAGATCCCGAAAGGACTTGCTAATGGTCTTAAGTCTGGTGCAAAATCTCCGGACGATGCAGTGAAGTCTATTAATAATGCAGTTGTAAATAACCTGACGAAATTAGCTAAAAAGGCAAGACAGTCAGGTGTGGCTATCCCAAAAGAAATAACGGATGGCATGAAGAATGGTACGATGAGCGTGTCAAAGGCAAGTAGGCTTATTAATGCACAGATTGATAAGCAGTCAAAGGCATCGCAAAAAAATATGGAAAAGGCATATCTTAAAGTGCCGAAAAATATGAAATCTGCCTTTGAGAAGGGTGGAGCAGATGCGTTGAATGCGATCCAAAAGTCTAAGGAGCAGATCAAAGCATTGGAGGAAGAGGCGGGCGTGTCTTCGGTCGATGGTTTGATTAAGGGGTTGAATGCAAACAAAGCAAGAGTAGTCAAAGCATACGAAGATCTTGGTAAGAGTGCGGACTCCGGATTCAGAAAGGCACTGAAGATTCATTCTCCCTCTCGTGTGATGGAAGAGGACGGTGAATACACTGGAGATGGTGTTGTAAAAGGTCTAAACAATCGAAAAAAAGCGGTTGGTAAGGCTGGTAAAGAGCTTGGTAATGCTGTCGATGAGTCGATTAGATCAAGTCTGGACATCCATTCTCCATCTAAAAAAACGGAAAAATCAGGGAAAAACGCAGGTGACGGATTAAATAAGGGACTGAAAAAGACCAAGAAAAACTTGAAGAAAACTGCGAATGAACTTGGGCAGGAGATGATAAGTGCATTGGAAAGCAAGATCGAAATGAAAGATCTGCGTACCAATGGACATGGGTATAGCAAGACAGCCATCACTAAAAAGTGGAAGGATGTAGTAAAAGAAACTAAAAAGGGCACACAGGCGCACAAGGATGCGCTTAAGCAGTATTATACCGCACGCAATGAGTTACTAAATGCGCAGCAGGAAAAGAACGAGAAATACCAGGAAAAGATGAAGACGATGCAGTCTAAGCTAAAGGAGATTCGTTCTAATTACAAGGAAACAATTAAGGATCTCCAATCGCAGATGGCAGAGGTTAAAAAGGAATATACGGATGCTGTAAAGGATACAGCATCCGGGATAGCATCAACATGGGGGTTGTTTGAAAAAGCTTCTTCATCTAAAACCAATAATGCGGATGGATTAATTCGTAACATGAAGACACAGGCTGAGATGGTGCAGCAATGGAAAACGAACATGGATACATTGCGTAAGAGGGGGGTGTCGGGTGACTTATTAAAGGATCTTGAATCTGCCGGAGTATCTTCTGCTGGAGATGTGTCTACTTTGGCGGCAATGTCTGATGCACAGTTGTCACAATACAAAAAATACTACAGCCAGCGTAATGCGACTGCTAAGCAGGAGGCTGTCACGGAAAATGCCGCACTGCAAAAGAGCACACAGGAACAACTTGTTTCGCTTCAAAAAGCGACAAAGCAACAGGTCAAACAGCAACAACAGCAGTTGCAAAATTTACAAAAACAGTATAACAAACTAAAAAAATCTGTAGCATCTCTTGATAAGAGTACACAAAAGCAAATGAGGCAGCTTGGTAAAAATGTATCGCAGGGCTTCGCAAAAGGAATAGCGTCGGGTAGCGAGGCTGTGTACAAATCAATTGCTGGTATGACGGGTACTACGGTTAAGCAAGTCAAAAAGAATTTAGGGATCCATTCGCCGTCTCGTGTTATGGCTAAGCTGGGGGGATATACAGGGGCAGGATTTGCACAAGGATTGGAAAAGGAGACACAAGACTTACACAATATTATTCTAAATTCTTTGCCTAAAAAAGTGGAAGCCCCAAATGTGACAGCCGGCACAGTGACAGATACAGCAGCTACATCGCTCGAGGCAAGACGCCCTGTATCGCTTACTTTGATGTTGGATTCTAAAGCAATTGCAAACGCTACTATATCGGCACTTGACCTGCTTCAAGGCGGTAAGATTAGCTTAAAACAAAGGGGGTTAGTAATCTAATGCATACTTTTACTTTTGATGGCAAAAATTCTTACGCAGATTATGGATTGACTGTGGAAAGTATTGATATTGGATCCCCAGTGAGACGGCAGACAGAAGTGACTATTCCATTGCGAAGTAGTGTTATTGACATAGATGAGGTTGCCGGCTATACCACTTATGATGATCGTACTATAACAGTTAAAGTGTGGTGCAGATTGGAAACTCCAGAGCAATTATATACTCTGGCTAATACTCTAACCAGAGCTTTTCTTGTCGGTGTCGGACGCAAAAGTTTTGTTGATGATGACGATCCAACATCTACCTATATGGCAATATGCACTCAAATCAGTTACAGTGATTCGACCCGTAAGCACATGAGATGCACTTTGACTTTTAAGGCTAATCCCTACCGTATAGTGGGGGGAAAGGATGTGTTGTAAATGCGCAATATTTATTTGATCAATAAAGAGCGATCAGGCAAGACCTACCGCACAAAAATAAATGATGCATCAACAGATAATTCTCCTGCCAAGGTAACCGGAACAATCACGGAAGAAATTGGCTCGATTGGTTCGATTGAGATGTATGTTTACGCCAATAATCCCGGTTACAATGTTATTAAGCCATACAGCAGCAGAATTTTGGCTACAGATCAACAAGGTAACCCGATATTTTTCGGGCGCGTATTACGTGTGACACCTGAGTTTTCGGCATCCGGGTTTGGGCGTAAAGTGATTTGCGAATCTATGATTGGATTTCTACACGATCAGCCAGTACCTATTCAAGTGTTTAACGATACAATCCCCAACATTTTAAATAAGGTGTTGGGGCTGTACAATAAAACACATTCGGATGTGTGGAAGTTCGATGCATCGGGAATAGATGGTGAGCTATTGGCAGAAAAGCATGAGATACAGAGCGAGGGAGAATCTCTATATGAGTTTATCTCCAATAAGTTGTTTAGTGCGTTAGGCCTGGAAATGCGCGTGTGGGTTGATGGGGGTGTTGTTGCAAACGATTATTACCAAACGATGTATATAGGTGCTTATGTCACGGCAACTTCGGTCAGTGACGCAATTACCATAGGTGATAATTTGATATCTTATCAGTGCGACGAGGATGCGACAAATCTTTGCACCAAAATTGTTCCATATGGATCTAAGTTATATACGGATGAGGACAATTTAGAACGAGTAACTGTTGCCGAGGTGAATGGCGGGGATATAACAGTAGTTGGGGATACATCGGTATATGATGTGTGTAAAACTGTTATATTTGATGATATCGAAACGGCGCAAGAACTGCTGGACGCTGCAGAAGATTATCTGCTGGAAAACGAAGAACCACAGCGTACATATCAAATCACTGCGTTTGATAAGCATTTGTTAGATCCAACATTCCCGGCGATAGTGCTTGGGAATTACTATATGGTCAACGCACCGCTACTTAATATTAATAAAATGTATTTGCGGATAACTAAGAGGACGCTTGGTATCGAATCGCCTTCCAATGATACTTTTACCGTAGGGAGTGCCTATGATGCAACATCCTCCGGTCAAATAGCAGCAAGTGCGGCAGACGTACAGTCGCTGACAAACTACACATCATCATTGGAAAAATATAGTACCAGGCAAATTCGCGCTTTATATGGTGAGTTTGATACGTTGCATGCAAACGCCGTTACCACCGATACCCTTGTATCTAAAGTGGCTTCTATATCGACGCTAAAGGCAGATGATGCCATTATCAAAAACATACAAACAGAGGCATTAACAACAGATGCAATTAAGGCGGCCTTGGCAGACATTAATGTTTTAACAGCAGAGCAGGCTGATATAAGATATTTAACTGTAGCAAAAGCTAACGCCCTTTATCTAACGGCAGAGCAGGCCGATGTGAAGTATTTGACGACAGATCAAGCAGAAGCCCGTTATTTGACAGCAGCTAAAGCGGATATCCGCTATTTGACGGCAGAGCAGGCTGATGTAAAATATTTGACTGTGGAAAATGCAAAGGTAACATATCTGTCTACAGAGGTTGCGAAAGCAACCTATTTAACAGCAGAAACAGCAAATATCCTGTATTTAACAACAGATAGGGCCGACGTTCGATACTTAACGACAGATAAGGCAGATATTAAATATGCGGATATTACATTGGCAAACGTAAAAGCCGGAGCTATAGGTACAGCATTAATAGCAACAGGGGCTATAGGCACCGCACAAATAGCGGATGGATCGATCACATCTGCAAAAATAGTTGAGCTTACTGCAGATAAGATAACGGCCGGAACGTTGAGCGTAGAACGTCTTTGCTTGGTCGGATCCGACAAATCGGTAATCTATGCATTAAATAATGTTGGAGATCTTGTATCAAAAAATGTGGATAGTTTAGATGCAACGATATTAACTAAACGATCAATCACTGCGGATTGTATTGTAGCTGGAGCTATCACGTCAAAGGAGATTGCGGCAGAAACAATAACAACTAATCTATTGGCGGCAAATGCAGTTACAGCAGACAAAGTTGACATTATAAGTTTGATTGCCAGTGATGCGTTTATTAGTAATCTCGGAGCAACTAAGATCATTGTAGGAATGCAAAGCGATATATCGACAGCGCAAAGCACTGCAAATAGCGCTACAAGTGCAGCCGGAACGGCACAGACAACAGCCAATAATGCAGCAAGTGCAGCAAAGACAGCACAGACTACGGCTGATAACGCAGCAAGTGCAGCCAAA